CGTTGTCATTCATAAATTTGCGAAATAGGTCGCTGGCGAATTCTTCTTTTACTACCTCTAAATAAGGTTTTTTCGGGGTTTTGGTTTGAGTTTTGAACATAATATAAAAAAATAAACGGCGTAGGTGGGTGCTGTTCAAAACTCATATATTTACGAATTATGTTATATATTACTATATAACGACACCTCCACGCCGTGGGTTTTATATATTTTTATTTACTTCAGTTATGAAAATAAATATCTTTATGAGTCTTGAACGGTGCAAAGGTACGACATTTTTTTTAATATGCAAGAGGAAAAAGAAAAAATTTAAGATTTGAGATAATCTCTAAAATCTCTATTAAGTTCGTAGGTAAGGAAATAGTAATAAAATAGAGCTTTTACAGATTTATTCATTTTTCTTTTCCCTGAAAGAAACAAGCTCAGAGACGAGTTATCTAAGGTGGTTTGCTTTACCAAATCACCTATTTTTATACCGAATTCTTGCATTTTTTGGTTTATCCAATCTTCATTTATGCTATTAACGTCTAATGAAAAAACAACAGGTTTTATTTTTATTTTTGGGTCTGGGAATATTTCTCTTGCTCTTTGGTAAAGTTGTTTTTGATTGAGAATATAGCCGTTTATCAATCTTTTTTGCCGGATAATTACTACATCTTCTTGTTGTTGTATTTCAATTCCTGCCTTTTGGTAATGGCTAATGGTTTGTTTTATATCTTTCATTGTTTTATTATTTTAAAAGAACAAAGGGGCGGGGCTTCCCCTTTGTTATAAGTTAATTTCTTTTAAATTCGTTAGGTCAAAAATAGCTAATTGTTCTTGTTCTTTAGCAAACTCCAAGGCTTGTTCTAAGTTTTTAAAAATTCTTACACTATCAAAATAAAATTTATTATTTTCAATATTGAGCCACCCTCCAAGTATTTTATTATGTGTCATTGCGTGGTGGATAACTTTTTCTAAACTTTCTTTATCGTGTGAGTTTTGCGTTTCTTTGTATGCTACACAAATTCCAAATTTTACACTTTCAAAAGTTTCCAAATCAAGGGTAAATCCTTGCGGGTTGTTTAGTGAGTATTCCCAAACTCTGTCAATTAAATTCTTCATTTTTTTAACTTTTATTTGTTTATCAATATGTAAAAGAACCCCTTTGTTTTACATTGCAAAGATACAAAATATTTTGCTATTCGCAAAATATTTTTCCTCCTTTTTTTGATAAAAAAACGTTAAAGTTTTGCATAAAAAATAACCCTTCATTTAGAGGGTTATTTTAAGAGAAAACATTATATATAAAACTTACACAGCTTTTTTTGAGAGGTTTTCAATTCGTTGTTTGCCTGCTTGAAAATATTCTTGGTCTATCTCGGTTGCAATGCCTTTCATTCCCATATTGTACACGGCTTCCATACAGCTCATACTTCCTGCAAAGAAGTCGGCTACTACTATTTCATTGCGGGGTTTGTCTTTTGGGATAACCAATGCTAAAAGGCGTTCTAAGAGGCGAACGGGTTTTTGAGTGGGATGAATGGTGTTGTAGTGGTCACGCACTTGTTTGATGATTGTTTTTTCGGTTAAGCCATTACAAATAGAAGCTAATACATTCACTGCTCTATCACCACTATTTCTAATATCAGTTGTAACACTATGTTTGGTAAATCTTGTATCCAAATGCCAATCACTACGTTTATTATCTAAAAAATCTTGTAAATAACTTAACTTCTCAGTATTCTTTAATGCTGATTTTATTTTGCTGATATCTTTTACAATACTATCAATATCATGCCTTTTCATTTCAGTATAAGGTACTTTCACTTTATTGATAATTCCCCCTCTTGTTAGTATAGATATGGTTTCATGTATCCTATTCATTGTAGAAAGAGGAGAGGTACCCATACTTTTATTCCAAATCACTTCCTCTTTAAAAACAAAGCCCAAGCCGTCTAATATGGTATTCCAACGGTAAAAGGAAGTACCACGCCCAAACATCACGATAAAACCTTTCTTTGTAAGGAGGCGTTTGCATTCGGTAAAAAACCTTTGCTCGTCAAAAGGGCGTTCGAGTTTTTGGTTTTTAAGGTACAAGTACGGAGGGTCTATACAAATTACATCAATACTCTCATCGGGGAGGGTTGCCATTACCTCTAAGTTATCAGCGTTGTATAATTGTAGGTTGTTCATCATTAGTATATCACTTCTTTTCCGTTAAAAGCCACAATAAAGAGTATAATAATTTTCTTTATGGTGCCGTCTTTTAGTTTTATGTTACGTGTTTTATTTTCCCAGTGGTTTGGGTTCTTCTCAAATTCTTTTTTTTGTTTTGGTTGTTGCATCAGGGTGGCGTCATAGTATATATTTAGCTTTCCGCCAAAGCCGTTTTGTTTATTGTATGTACGTACTGCAATAGAAAAAGGTACAGGCTTTTTGTTTGCGTCTAACTTTCTCATTTCAGCCAAAACATCTTTCAAAAATACTTTTTGTTCCATAGTACAAAGTTCTTAATACTCTTTCAATGTATAAAGGACAGCGTTTTTTTAGCTAAAAAACAAGGTATTTTCTCATAATATTTTTGTTAATCATTTTATTATCAATTTATTGCTGGTCAAAACCTTAAACATTTTCCCATAGCACAACAAAAAATCCCATTGGTGCCTTATCTCTTTTTACAATTTGAATTTTAAAAATAGAAGTGATATATGAAAAACAAGATAAAAATGCGGCTACTGCCTCTCGTATTATCAGAGACGCCTTAGATGAAAATGTTATTAAGGAAGATGACCCTGAAAATAAATCAAGAAAATTTAAATATTACCTCCCTTTTTGGGCATAATTTTTTATTTGATGGTCATTTGATAGAAAATCCCTTTTAAAAATTAAACATCTGATAATCAATTAGTTTTTATTTGATGGTTATTTGATAGAAATGTAAAAATATATGAAACTAAGGTTTATTGCATTCAATCCTAATAAAAATAGTTTTTATTACAAAGGTTTTCTTATCGTCCTTTGTGAGTCTTTTTTTAGGGTTTATCTTTGTTTTATAATTTAAAAATAATGACAACAAAACCTATAAAAGAAATTTATTTAAACCCAATGCAAATGGTTGCTGTAGAAGCAAACCGCGTGGGGAAAGTAAAAAATATATGCATAGAAGCAGGACGAGGAACAGGTAAAAGTACTATATTAGGTTGGTTCGTAAAAGAAGCTGTTAGACAAATGCCTAGAGCTACTGGCGTGCTAGTTGGGGCTACTTTTGTACAAATAAAAAGCCGTACATTTCCATCAACCAAAGAAGGTTTAGAAATGTTTGGTTTATATGAAGAGGTTGATTATGTTGTGGGGAGAAATGGAAAATCAATGGGATATGAAATGCCTTTCCAAGCTCCAAACTCGTGGAGTAATGTTGTCCATTTTTCAAATGGTTTTATATTGGTTTTAGTTTCTTTGGACGACCCAAATTCAGGGCGGGGACTTAATTCATACATTGTAATAGGAGATGAAGCCGCACTATTGGAACACGATAGATTATTTAACAACGTACTAACTACAAACAGAGCTAAAAAAATAGAGTTTGACCGCGCTTCTTTATTGAACGCTACGATATTTACTTCATCTGTTGCATTAACTCAAACTGGTGAATGGTTTACTGAACGAGAAAAATTAGCCCTACAAAAGCCCCAAGAGTATTGTTTTATCAAAGCAAATGCAAAAGTAAACCGAGAAAACCTCAAACCTAATTGGATAGAAGAAATGTATGAACAACGAGTTTCTGATTTGTTATTTAATGCTGAAATTTTAAATATCCGTCCGCCAAAGGTAGCAGAAGGTTTTTATCCTCAATTGTCAGCCGATAAACATTATTATAAATACAAATACAATACTTCAATGTTAAGTGACTTTGCACAAAGTTACACCCCTAGTTGTTCGTATGATACAGATTTAATAAAAGGAATTCCATTAGAAATATCGTTAGACTTTGGAGGTAGAATAAATTGTGCCATTGTAGCTCAAACAAGCAAGGTAATGAATACCTTGAATATCATCAAAGATTTTTTTGTAAAAAACCCGCAAAAACTATCAGACCTTGTTAAAAAAATCATTGAATACTATGAACCACACAAAGCCTCTTGTAACAAAATATATCTTTATCACGACCGCTCTGGGTTTAAAAGCGAAGCTAACAGTAAAACCACACTGGCGCAAGATGTAGAAAATATGCTTCGATTAGCAGGCTGGCAAGTATATAACAAAACACCAAACACAAATAACCCAAGCCATATACTCAAATTTCGTTTATTAAACGATATTTTGGAAGAAAATAACAAAATTTTGCCGTTTGTTCGTATCAATGAAGATAATTGCCCAAACCTGATTGTTTCTATGGAAAATGCAGGACTAAAACAAAAAAAAGACTCTTTTGAAAAAGACAAAAGCTCTGAGCGGTCAAAAAAAATAGCACAAGAACACGCTACACACCTTTCAGATTGTTTTGATTATCTTTTATGGTGGAAGTATGCCTACTTGTTGGATAACAGCTACAGAGATTCATTTATTATAAGCTCTATTTAATATATTTTCTGATAATAGATAAAGAAAAAAGCCCTCGTAATGAGGGCTTTTTCAGGTATTTTGAATACCTTTCTGAATTTCTGTATATTTGAAGTAATAGTAAAATAATCCTTTTGTACGGATACCCATTTCACGATGTCCGTTTATCATTGCAGATATTTCCGCTTTTGCAATACCAAAGTCCGCAACTAATTTTTTGCTTCCTATTTTGTATTTATTCATTTGTTCTTTTATCCATTCAGGAGTAACTATTTCCGCAGGAGCTTCAATATAAGGAAAAGTAACTTTTTGTATTTTCCAATCCTCAAAATAAGTTCTAAAAGTTTCTTCTACAATCTCCATTAAACGTTTATCATCAGCATAATTTTCATGCGGGCTTTTTTCTTGATGTATTTGTATCCTGATAGTTTTTTCTTCTACATCTAAAAACTGAATTTTAAAAAAAATACGAGCATATCGCCTTTGCATCATTGCTGAATATTCAAGGCTATCTATTTGCTCATTAGATAACAAGCTTTTTAATTTATGTAGGTTTTTTATAATATTTTCCATAATTATTTTTTAAAAAGGGGATTTCTCCCCTTTTGTTAAAGTCTAATTTCTGATTGTGTATCAATATGATATATTGCTATTTGTTTGTTTGCCTTTCCTAGTTGTAAAGCGGTTTCTAAATCTTGAACAATCATTACACAATCATAATAAAATTGTTTTTGTTTCTCATCAAACCAACCTCCTACACAAAAAGTACTTTTTTCTGCTACTTCAATCACTTTTTTTAACCCATCATCTCCGAAATGGTTTTGCGTCAATTGCATCGCTACGATATAGCCACTTTTAGGAGTTGAAAAATCAAGTAAAGAAATTGTAAATCCGTAAGGGTTAATTTCTGCAATCTGTTTGATTTTGTTAAATGCATTCATTTCTTTTTTCGCTTGTTTGTTTAACCTGTTAGCTCTTCAGGCTTTAATTATTTTTACACTGCAAAGATATTACAAACTTTTTAATTATACAAACTTTTTGTAATGTTTTTTATATAAAATAAATGTTAAAGTTTTGAAAGCTATTTTATTAATTCATCTAGTTTTTTTACTTTCATTTTTAGTTGTTTGAGTTCTTCTGTTTTCCTAATTATTTTTTCTTTCAAGGTAAAAGAAGCTTTTTCTTTATTAGTTTCCATTATTGCTGTCCATTTTAGCAAAGATTTTTCACGAGACACAATATTACTTCGTAAAGTATTACGTTTTTGTACAAGTTCCACAGGGCTAAGATTTGAAAAATCTTCTTCTTCTTCAGTTAAAATTCGTTTATGTTTTTTCCAATGTTCTAAAATAATATCGTCAGTATCCATTTGCTCAAAAAGTTTCCATATTTTGAACTGTAAAACACGTGCTTTTTCTTCTTGTGTGGGCTGGAGTTGGTTAAGTTGGATTTTTAAAGAACAAGCTTTCAACCACGCATCTTTCTTTCTAAAAAAAACAGAATGCAATGCAGGCGGATAAGAAGCTATAAGCTCAGAAAAAGAGCTTTTTTCTTGTTGTTTTTCGTTATTAGAAGTTGTGTTTTGAAGCGGTTTTTCAGGGATAGGAATAACCCTTGTGCTTTGCAGACGTTTAATTTCTTGTCTAACTTTAGCTTCGTTTTCCAAAGAATAAAAAGAATAAACGCCTTGAATTTTTCCTCCAAGGCGCTCTAATTCTATTAATAATAGTTGATATTTTTCTTTATAATTTTGCATCATCAATAGCTGTATTTTCCTTTTTCAATTGTAATGCTTTTTCTAAAATTGGCACATCTTCAGGATAATTTTCTTTTTTAAAAAGAATTAATTTCTGTAACAATTCTTCAGAGAATTTTTTAAAAATTTCTGTAGCATCTTCTTTTAATGATAGATTCGGGAATTTTCTACAATACAAAGAAACAGCATTATATGGCACAGAACTAAAATCAATCATTTGTAGTCCTGCTTGTGCTTCTTTATCTCCTGTGTAATAAACTTTTACACCAGGAGTTAAAATATTAAAAAAATCAGACAAAGGGCGCTCAGAGACGACCGTATTTGAAATGTTCTCCGCCTCTGAGATTTGCCCTTGTGTGTTTTTAGCCTTCTGTAATGGTTCCAGCATACTTATACAATTTAGTATTAGCAGTAATTTTTAATATTACTCCTGCATCGTCTTCAGCTTTTTTACCTGTGGTTGCTTCAGCAGAATCCATAAAAGCAGGATTAATTTTTGTACCTACTACCCACAAAGTACCAACAGCATCAGGAACTATAAATATCATAGGAACATTTTTATAACGTCCTATAAAATCTAATACTTTATCTGAGAAACGAGGTATTTTACTTTCAAAATCTATTTTAGCTTTTTTGTTTCCTGCATTTCCTACAAGGCTCATTTTTAGTTCATTTTCATTGATTTGCAAATCAATTCCTTTCCAGGTTGAACCTTGTTTTAAAGCTAAATTTGCTTCTTCAATGGTATTTGCTTTTCCTAACTCTCCAGTATTAGGAGGTAGTATACATTTTTCTAAGAACGCAGCAGGAGTATAAAATACCCTAGTGGTTACACCTCCATTAACTTCATCATTTGGACAACTATCCAATGACTCAAAAGGGGCTGTATCAAAACAATTTTTTGCCATTTTTTTATTTTTTAAAATTAAATTCTTTCAATCAGATGGCTATTTTCTCCAATAAGATGTACTAAAACATCTTCATTTTTGATAATTTCTTCTTGTGTAAGGTTTTCACCTCCAAAAAGAATAATTTCAGGTGCATCATCTGCAAATTTGTAACGTTTTTCACGGAAAACAAATCCTATTTCTTCTTTTGAATCTGTAGAAGTTGTTTCTTCAACTTCTACAGGTGTATTTTCTACTTCTACAGGTGTATTTTCTACTTCTTCCATTATGATAAAATAAGGTTTGGATAAAATAATTTATTTTGCTCAGGATTATTCAACCCTCTTTTTTTGCTTCCATCTGTTGTTTCTACAAATAGATATTGATTTACAGCAAAATCATACCCTAAATGCCATTCAGAGAATATTTTTACGATATAATCTTGTACTTGCACATCATTGATACGAGCAGGGTTATCCACTCTATCATAAAGACGGAAAAGGTTTCCATCAACCCAAGCTATAATTCTACCTTTTTTCAAGCCAGGAACACCAATAATATTTCTACCATATTTTGTTTTTCCTCTTTGCGGGTCATTGAAATCAATGTATTGATTTGCAGGCGTTTCTCTCGCTTCTACATAATCATTAAATTCTTCCAATGAAATAAAAATAGTGGAAATTTTTACTCCTCCTGGTAATCCTTTTTCAAACTTAGTAACTCTATCTACAATATTTGCAGAAGCATCAACAGGAACAAGAAAAGCGGGGTTGTCATTATCTGCAACGGCACGAGTAACAACAATATTTAGCCCGTCCATTGTTTTTGTATAATCAGGCGTTTCGTTGCCTACTTGGCTTTGGTCATACTCCCCTATAATAGAAATGGTATCCAAATCAGAAATGATTTTTTTAGCAATCATATTCATTATGAATTGACTAATCGGCATTTCGTTTGGTTTTTTGTTTTCTGCATACATTTCTTCTTCCCAAGAACCATAAATGTCATTTGGGTTAATAGGAAAATTGACTTTTTGGCGGAAATTTTTAAGTAATTTCTTCTTAAAAGAAACCATTCCTGCTCCTGTCCACTTGTCAGAAAATGCTTGTACAACATTACTCATCAAAGTAGTAGGTATATGCCACTCTCCTTTTACTTTTCCTAAAGGCTTGGCAAACCTATTTAATAAAATTTCAGTAGACAAAATAGCAGCTTCAAGCTCAGTAGGACGAGCGTCACCATACCTTTTAATTTCGTTGGCAATTTCGGTTGTAACAATAGTTTTTCCCATAAAATTATATTATATTATGTTTGTCATTCATATTAACAATACCTTCAAATTCCCCCTTTTCGGTTTCTTTACCGTTGTTTATAGGTAAAGAATGAACAAGCGTTTTTTCTCCGTATTCTTTACATTTTTCACCTAAAAGAGCAATGTTTTCAGCAACACTATTAGAAACGGAAAGTTTATTGAGTAACATTGCTTTTTCTGTTTCTTCTTTGATTTTTTGAGCTTCTACAAGCCATTGACTTTTCTCTTCTTTAAGAGAAGCTAAATCTTTTTCAATAGCTGAAACATCATTTTTAGTAAGAGCATCTTCAATAGCTTGCAATTGACTTTCTTTTAGAGTAATAAAATTTTCTCCTCCGAGTAAAGGTTTTTTTACCTCCAATGAAGTAGCTAAGAGAGTAGCCAGATTAATAAATTTAGTGTTCATATTTTTAACGTATTATAATTCGATTAATATTTGTTCTAAGGTTGCTAATTCATCTACAAGCCCTATTTCTTTAGCTTTTTCAGGAGAATAAACAGCGCCTTTGAATACTTTTTGGTCGTCTTTTATTTGTGGTCGAGCTGTTTTTATAGTTTGTATAAAATTATCAGCTAAATATTCCAAATGCTCTTTTGCGGGTTCTTGGTTTCCTGCTCTTAATTCTCTTAAGATTTTATTTTTCTCAGTACTTTGTGGAGCATATATTTCGTAAAAATCAATACCAAATTTTTCAAATAATTTTGACAAATCTTGCATTTGTAACATTGTACCAATACTTCCTATATAATCAGCAAAAGGAGAACAAATAATTTTATCACAAGCCGAAGCTATCCAATATGCAGCACTACACATATAACCACTAGTAAAAGCAATAATCGGTTTTTGACAACTTTGTATAATACTAAACAATTCAGCAGTTCCTGAAATCATTCCTCCACCGCTGTCAATATCTAATATAATAGCAGATACATTAGGATGCTGGTCTAAAAGTTTTATATATTCTCCATAGGTTTGAGTCCCGATGTAGTCATAACTAGTATATTTCACAATAGCTCCACGAATAGGTAATATTACAGGAAAAATAGAACTTTCTTGAAAAAATTGCAGATTTATTTCTTCTTCATATTTTGTTTCTAAATAATTTTTAGATTGAAAAGAATTATTTTTAAATCCTTGTATTAAACCAGGAATTAACGTTTGTAAAAAATCTTGTTCAATAGATAAAATCATCTTATTATTAATTTTATAGCAAAATTATCACATAGGAGGAAGAAAGAAAAGGACACGAAATTTTTCAGTAATTTTACCTAAAGTAGGAAAAATAATAGTTTGCCCTGTTAGGCTAATTAAAAAAGAATCTTTACCCGTGCCGTTATCTAAAATATTATCATCAATTGAAAAAGAAAACGGCTCACGTTCATTACCAACTACTAACATTTCTTGTTGTGAAACTAATGCTATTACATATTTCCTTTTTTTATGAAAAGAAATAAGACGCAAGCGAGTTTCTTTACTCAATTCATAAACAGGAAGAGATATTTTAACGTCATAATAATTATTATCATTTTGTTCTTTTATTGTTATTTTTCGTTGATAAGTGGCGGGGTTATGAAGTTGTATTTTTAACAAATACGAATTAATATCAGGTGTAAGAGCTTTAAAATTTTGATTAAAAGAGAATTTTGAAGCATCAAAAATAAGAATATGCTGTATTTCTCTAGTGAAGTCTTCCGGATTGTTACAAATTTCCATTTTATACATATTTTATGCAAAAATAAAATATCATAAAAATGTAAAAAAGGACGAAAAAAAGCCTCCAGAATATGAAGGCTTTTTTGTTGTTTAAATTTGAGTTATTTTTAATGTAGGTCAAATTTGATTTTTGCTAATTTTATCATAGCTAAATACTCTTTTGAATATTTATTATTTCCGTGAATTTCTATTACTTTTTTTTTGAACTCTTCTAAGTTTCCAAAAAAACAACCACATATTACAGAAACTTCTTTTGTTTTTGTTTTGAAGAAAGTAGTTGTTCTATTTTTACTACCAAAACAAGAAAAAACACAATAGTCGTTATTATCCTTAATCTGAGCTTCTCCGGCTATTAGAGCTTCTCTAATTTTTGCAGTACCAAAAACTTTTGCGTTTCCATAAATCTCAGAATTTCCTGAAATTATTGCTTCTCCAAAAACTTTTGTGTTTCCATTAATTTTTGCGTTTCCATAAACCCATACATTGTCATAAACTTTTGCGTTTCCAGAAACTCTTGCATTTCCAAAAACCTTTGCTTCATCAGCAACCCACGCATAAACTGCTAAATTTTCGTATTTCTCAATCCACCCGCCTAATTCACCTTGTTTAACTTCGTGTAGTGGTAAATCTTCGGTGGCTCGTATTCTGTATAGCTTTTTATCATAAAACCTTTTGGTTTCGCCTGTAAATTCGTAATGTCTTTTCATTATAATAAAGGTTTTGCGATTTCTAAGAGTTCTCTTTGATCTTCAAGGAAATTGTAAGCTATTTCATGTGATTTAAAAGCAAGCACTCTACTACAATCTCTCCATATTTCCAAACGAGTTTTTCCATTCTCCACTTCTATACAAAATTTATTCTTCTCATCTTCCCAATCAGGCTTCCAACCTTCATTATAGAAATCTCTTAAAATAGTTAGTTTTCTAAGAGCTTCAAAAGCTCTTTCATATTCTTCATTAATATAAGTCTTATCCGCATAAATTACTCTATCTTTAGAATTATTTTTTAACCATTCTACAGCTTCCTCATAAGTTTTTGCAGGTGCTTTTTGTTCAAAGCCATCAAAAGTATATGGAGAAGTTGAAAGTGTAGGTGTAGATTCATTGTGGGTGGAAGTTAGACGTCCTTGTTCTGTATATGAAAGTTCATAATCTAAACAATCAAATTGAACAAAAACTCTTTCACAATCAATATGTTTTTCTATCTTAACCACTTCACCTTCTGATTCAGGAAAGAAGACTGAATCGTAAACCTTCATTCCTACTTTAAATACTGTTTTCATAAAATTTCATTAGTTTTATAAGTTTCAATTAATGTTTTTACTAATTCTTCCCGAGCTTCTTCATAGGTTTTTGAATATACTTTAATATATTGGTTGTTATAATTTATCTCACAGTAAAAACTAAAACCATCTTTATCTGTATTTGCAGAATAAGTGTTCAAAGTACCATAATACTTTCTATCCCTAAACCATTTGAATACTTGCTCCCATGTTGGAATTGTAGTTACATCATAATTATTTTTTCGATACCTATCTAAGTAGGTAAAGTTTACTGAGACAAAAGATTCATAAGCTTGCCAATTTTGACAAACCATATCAAACCCTATTTCTTTGAGTTCTTTGGCTATCTCCAAAGGGACAAGCCAATTTGGGTAGTTGTTATTTTTCATCTTTACCTTATTATACCTAACTTTTTAAAATATTCTAAAACCTCCTCTTTTGTTATTGATTCAAAGTATATATCTGCTTCTTCCTCTTTTAGAAATCCTAAAGATAAAGATGTTAATACTTCTTCATCAGATGTAGATACTTTAATTTTATAATCATCTTCATTACTATAATCTTTTTCTATGAGTATTTGCCTATCTTCAAGGTCAAATATTTTGCAAAAGGTGTATTTTTTATTTTTCATTTTCTTATTATTAGTGTTATCTTTGAACAAATCGTCAATATTCAAATTACCTATATCTCCTAAGTTAATTTGCTCTTTGATTATAGCATCTTTATTATTTATAATTTGCATCGTTTTATTTTGATTCATCTTTCACAAATTTTCCGTTAATCATTTTACCTTTTCTATTTTTAATTTCGTTGTAGGCGATATTTAGGCACTCCTCAAGGGTGGTGTTCTCTGATAAGGCGATACAGTGTAGGTTAGCAATGAGCATTGCAATGTGGTGTATGATTTGTTTTTTTAATATAGGGACTTCTCTTTGATAGTCCTCTTCAATGAGTATTATTGTGAGTGCTTCATTTGTTTTTATAGCGTGCTGCAGGTTAGTACTTAGAAGCGTCTGACGATATCTACTTTCTGATAACTTGACGGCAAAAATAAAGTCTTCGTCTATAAAGTAACAGTAATTAATAAGTGTTACCATTACATCACCTATCGCATCTTGGATAGCTGGCTTGTCATTGTCATAACACGCTTTGATAAGTTCTCCTACTTCTTCGTGTGTCTTAAGAAGCTGGTCAAAAGCTGTGCTTTTATCAAAAATTCCCCTTTCTTTTGCCCACTCTTGGATAAGTGGGACGAGTTCTTGGATTGTTTTTTTCATTGTTGTATTAATTTTAATCGTTTTGCTATTAATTCTACTATATCCACGGTTACGGCGTTGCCGATTAGGTTGTAACGCTCTTTTTGGGGTATAGACTTTATTTTTCCATTGTAATCACCATATTGTGTCCAATTTTCTGAAAAACCTTGCAATAGTTCACATTCTATTTCAGTTAAGTATCTTATCTTATTGTCTTTAGTTTTTATGAAGCTACCAGTTGAAGAACTATTCTTATACCCTCTTAATATTGTTCGTGAATAGTCGTATACGTTCCTTGTCTTTTTAAAACTGTCTTTTGCAATTTCTCTGATAGGAAATACACCTGACTCACTTTGTCCTGCAAGATGTCCGATAAGGTATATTCGCTCTCTATTTTGGGGGAGTACCCAGCTTGTATTAAGCAATTGCCATTCAAGTCGATAACCCCCAATGTTGGCAAACGCTTGGATAATCGCCCAAAAGTCTGCGCCAGAGTTTGAGGAGAATGCTCCTTTAACATTTTCCCAGATAAAAACACTTGGTCTGACCCGAGCCACGAGGGCAATTGCGTACTCGATAAGGCTACTTTTTTCTCCTTTAAGCCCCTTTCTTTTTCCAGCCATTGAGAAGTCGACGCAAGGCGAACCGAAAGTGATAATGTCAATGTCTGCAAAGTCTCTTCTGTGAATAGAAGTAATGTCTCCGATGTATTTTGCATTTGGAAAGTTGTATTTATAATTAGCAATAGCGTGTTTGTCTATTTCTGAAAAATAGTGTTCTGTGAAGTGGTAGCCTGCCCGCTTAAATCCGAGCGAAAAGCCACCAATGCCACTAAAAAGGTCTATGATTTTCATTATTCTTCTTGAATTGTTTTTTTCATGGCTTTAAAAATTTAATTACTTTACGTTTTTTATTTTTTACTATTTCAGTTATAACTTCTTTATAAATGGTAACAAAAACTACGTTATAAAACTTTTCAGCTATAAACTTTTTTAGTTTTTTGTTTTCGGCTTCTAATTCTAAATATGTCATTTTATTATTTTGTTTTCGATATATTTTTTTTTCCGGTTGAAATCTTTTCGAATAGTTTCATATGCCAAATCACTTTCAGAAATGTTATAAGCTTGTAAGGCTGTAATGATTGTGTTTTTATAAGAAATATGAAAGTTATAATAATTCAAAACAGCATTTCTGTAAATTTCATTCCTGAAATGGCTATCGATATATTTTTTTATCAATTCTTTTTTATTTTTTTCTATCAATCCTCCACTTTTATAGAAACGAGATAGACTAATATGAATGTTATATGTGCTTTTTTGCTTGTTTTTAAAAGAGTATTGATATTCTGATACATTATTTTTACGTTCCAAAATATGTAAAATATAAATACCTATTTCATCTTGTGCTGTTGGTTTATAGGTTTCTCCATAAAGTGTTTGCATATATTTCACCAAATATATTGGTAGTTCTAAATCAATAGTTATAAATGTGTTATCCATATATTTTATTTTAAAATTATAAAGTATTTTTTCAAAAATTAAAGTATTAATCCTTCTTCATCATAACGAATAATATCTGTACTATAAAAGTAAGAAACCGCAGGATTTTTAATAACAAACTCATCTAAATCATTAAGATTATCAGGAAAAAAAACAGACGAATAAGGGGTAAATTGTTCTAGTGAAATAGAACACGTTGGTAACAAACAACACCCCAACCAGTACTGATGTTTATATAAACCTGCTACAAACGATTTGCTTTTTTTCAAGTAAATAACAATAGGCTCTATATTCCAAAGGTTTTTATTTAAAAAAATATTACTTTCTGTTTCAGAGGTAAAAAGATAATTTTCATCAAAATAAAAATATTTATCCTTTTGGTTCAATCCGTAATACTCGGAAAGATTTTCACCTGAATACTCTATCAAGTTTTTATTTTTCCTTTTCCATCTGTCAAGTTCTGAATGTTTCAACGGAAAAATAATTTTTAAGTGCTGTAAAAGCTGTTTAACAGAAAAAGTGCTTTCTACATCTTTCATCATACCTACTAATATTTTATTATGGTACAAACCAAAAGCATAAGATTGAGATTTATTCAAAAAGACTTTTTCAACCTCTATATTGCATAATTTTTTAAAAAAATATTTTTTTTTATTCATTTTTATAAAAAAAGGGCTTTTTTTTTCGTTACATTTTCTACAAATTCTACAAAAAACAATAAATAACTAATAATCAATATATTATATTTTATTAAAGTAGAAAAAAGGCTATTTTTAGGCTAAATTTTTGTAGAGAAACAGGGTTTTATTTTTCTACAATTTCTACATTCTCTACATTTCTCTACAATTTCTACGTACTTTTCTACATTTTTTTTGGGTTAAATAATTGATATTTAATTATTTAACACTTTGTAGAAAATGTAACGAAAAAAAACAAGGGTTTTCAGCGAAAAAAGGTATATTTCAAAAAAAAATAAAAATACTTGTGTTTTTACAATTAATTTAAATGATTCCATCTTCTTCATTTTGTACATCTTCTATTTTTCGTTTTCGGCGTTGTACTTCTATTTCTGCTATTATTTCATTACTTATATATATTTTACTGAGTTTCATTACAAATGCTTTAGTTGGACTATTAATAGTTAGGTTTATTCTTACACTTTTATCATCTTCTATAAATGCTTCAGACTCTTTTAGGAGTTTTCTCATTTCAGATTTTGCGGGGGCAGGCTCTCTATATTGTAAAAACCATTGTTGTTGAATGATACTAAATATATTAGTAAAATTAAAAATCAACTTCCCGCCTTCTTCTCTTAGGTTTATATCTACTCGTAATACTTCACCTTGGTTAAGTCGCATACAAGCAAGAAAACAATCCCAAAATTTGGTAATAGGTGAATCAGTATCCATTTTTCTTTTTTGGTTTTCTACTATTTTTGTAAAATGATTTATCATATCATATTTATTAAAAGGGAATATTTGTTCGTCCCGAAAAATGATAAATGTAGCATACAAAACAGAAAGATTATCCATTATTCTTGAAGGAGATTTTTTAAAACTTTCTATTTCAGAAAGCGCATATTTAGCCTGTTGGTATTTTTCTAAAAATACTTCTTGGAAAAACGCCCTTTTATGAATAAAAAAATCTGATAATCCTGAGATACCTTTACGTATAATATCTTTTAGTTTGTTATACTCCTCTTTGTCTTGTTGGTTAAAAACACGAGAATTCATTTCCTCCCAAATTAACCTAGTTATGAGAGCTTCTGCATTTGGGTAGTCATTACCTGTTAAGATAGTAGAACTCAGTACAGGTATTTCATCTACTGCTACTTTACTTTCTATTGAACCCCGTTTGTAACCTCTTCTGTCCCACAAACCTTTTAATATCCCGTCTATTTGTGCATTGCCTCTTGTATATTCTGATAATTGAGATATTCCGTTACTAAATTGCGCAAATTCTCGTATTTGTGCTTTTATCGTACTGGCTCCTCCTTCAAGCTGTATGGCTTTTTGAGGAGTACCAAGTAAAGACTGAATAGCTTCGCAAATGTTATCTTTACCTGTTGAAGCTGGACCAAAATAAAATAAAATAGGAAAGAAACTCGTATTATTTACTACTATATCCTGAAATAAAGAACTTATTCCAAATAAAATTCCTGTTATGGCGTGCTGTCTATGTACAATGTACATTTGTTTGAAATATTCAGCAATAGAAATGGTTGTTTCTATAGATTTGAATTTCTTTTGCGGTGAATATTTAAACATATTCTTATCATAATTCTTATTTGCAGAAGGTATATAATAGCTTTCATTATTGAACTTGAATAATCCTTCTTTATTTATTATTTCTTCTTTTTCTGAAGGGATAATTATTTTGTTATTCCAAACCCAAAAGCCTTCCGGTTGCCATCCTAAAACATCTATTTTTCTACCATTTCCCATTTTATCAAACAAAAAACGTAACAATTTCTCATGTTGTGTAGTAGAACCTGAAAAATAAAAATTACCAAAAGAAGTTACTACGTTTTTGAATGAAGAAAGAGTATTTATTTTATCTGAAACGACATCAAAAATTTTTTCTACTCCGTGGATATTACATATTCTTATCAGTTTCATAGGGTATTGTTCATCTTGCATATGCTGCACTATCTCAATAGAAAAATTTGAAATTGATATAAAATAATTCCCCTTGTCTCCTATACAATAAATTTGATTCTCATCTTGAAAAAGCCCATATTCTAATATTTCATTTTTATATCTATAAGGATTACAAACCTCGTCCGGAAATTGATAAAGGTCTAATAATGCATATTTTTCCTCGTCATCATTATTATTTTCATTTACGAAATCGTTTGAGATTTCAGATTTTTGAAAAATATCAGGGTCTGCTTTTAAATATCTCTTTGGTGGTTCTTCTTTTTTTACCTTTTCAAGTTTTATTTTTATTTTGAAAAGCTCTTTTATTTGCTCTATATATGCTTCTTTGGTGGTTTCGTCCGGAATTTTATTTACCAAGGCAGAAGCTAAATCGGTCAATTCTTTTTTGTCTTCTGGTATGAAAATTATTTTTTTTGTTTCTCCAAAAACTTCTTTTGCTTTTTGAATGGCTTTCTGATAGCTTTTCTCTATGGTATATATAATAGCATCACGCCGAGCGTTTTGTATTATTTCTATAGCATTTTCGAGCTTACCTATTATGTCGGGGTCTTTTTTGGTTTCACTTTCCAAGGCTACAATATCTGCAAAAAGCCCCGCTTCTAATATCATTCCCAAATCTCGTTGTGCTGCGTTTTGCCCTGCTGTGTCTGAGTCTCGGAAAATTATTATTTTCTTACAAATAGATTTTAGTTTCTGTAAATGTCCTTCTGTTAGAGCGGTCCCAAGGGTTGCTATTGTGTTTGAAAGCCCTATTTGATGCATTCGCATAACATCCGTATAACCTTCTACCAAATACACTTCTTGCTGTGTTTGTATTTGTTTTCTTGCTAAATGGAAACCATACAAAAGAGAAGATTTGTTAAACAATTCACTTTCTGGAGAATTAAGATATTTTACACTTTTCTTTTCTTGTGATTCTTCCAATACTCGCCCGCCAAAACCTACACAATGTCCGTTTTTGTCTGATATAGGGAAAATGATTCGGCTTTTGAAAAAGTCGTAATACATTCCCTGGTCATTCTTTTTTAATAATCCTAATTGTTCCGCTTCTGTAGTGGTGGCTTGTTCTTTAAAATAAGTATACAAACCAGGTAGTGCATATCCGATACTAAAATCTGATAAAGTTTCGTCTGTAAAGCCTCTTTCAATCATATATTTCTTGGCTATATCTTCAGAGGACAAATTCAGAAAATTTTGTCTGAAAATTTTTTGCGTTTTTGATAATATATCTGAAAGTGATTTTTTTTGTTCTCGTTTTTGCTTCTGCCCTTCGCTTTCATTTTCATACTCTATAGGAATATTTAAAGCTTTGCACGCTATCTGAACGGCTTCAAGAAAATCTACTTTTTTGTATTCTTGTATAAAATCTATGATAGAAACCCCCGCAATCCCAGACCCAAAACATTTCCATATATTTTTTATGCTATTAACCGAAAAACTAGGTGTTCTTTCATTCTTAAAAGGAGATAAACCCTTTGCCGTTCCGTTATTAAGTATTTTATATGAATTATCTGTATATATCTTTCCGATGGCTTGGCACAAATCATAATCATACAACTTTTCTATGATACTATTTTTTATTAATGCCATTTTAAATTGTTTTTTATGTTTTTAAGGAAATTGTATTTGTTCAAATTGTTTATTAATTTCTTCATCATCTATAAGATAGCTAATACAGAAAAGATGCTGTTTCGTTAGGCTATCCATTCTCCAACCTTGCGGAATAATATTTACCAAATCTTTAAATACGGTGAAACTATAAATACCGATAATATATTGAACTTCATTCCCATAAACACGATAAAAAACACCTTGTATCTCTGGCAGTGCTTCTATTTTGTTTTTTAGTGTTTTGTATTTTTCAAACATATTTTAAAAATATTTTTATGAAATAGAGTACTCTATTTACTTTCTCTTTAAACCGAATTATTAATTTTTCTGTTAGCTCCGTTTCATTCCAAATTTTAGATTTTTTTTTGTTTTTAGAAGTTGGAGGTTTTTCTTTATCAAGCATTGATTTGAAACGTTCTTTCTGTTCGTTATCAAGTTCTTGGAATATGATAAATACGATTTCTGCTTTCATTGTTTTTCATTTTATCAAAAACATTAATCATTTCTACTTATTTTTATTCTGTTAGCCTCTTCTATTAAAAGTTCTTTAGCTCTTTGTCGAATATCTCTTGAGGTTATGGAATCATAAAAATAGGAAAGGCTCGTTTCTACCGTTTGTATAGATATTCCTAATTCTTTTGCAATTTGTTTCTTCATTTCTGCTACAATTCGTATTTTTTTCATTACCTTTGTATCTCTAAATTAACGGTACAAAGGTATTATCTTTTTTTCAAATATCAAAGAGAAAATATTAACTTTTTTTCAAATAGCTATGACAATACAAGAAAGAATTAGGCAATATATTGATTATAAAGGTATTACACCTTATAAATTTTGTAAAGATTTAGAGCTTTCAATGGGAACTTTAAATAAAAAAGGAGTTATTGGAACAGATAAGTATTTGAAAATAATCAAATATTATACAGATTTAAATCCTGAATGGTTATTAACAGGAGAAGGAAATATGTTTAAAGAAGAAACTGTACAAGAAGAAGTATCAGCTAATGAAAATGAGTTAATAACGCTTTTAAAAGAAAAAGTTAAGGATAAGGAAGCCATTATAAAAGAAAAAGAGAAAAACACTCAATTGTTAGAAGAACGCATAAAAGAGTTACAAGAGCAGGTTAAGCAGTTGTCACGGCAAAAGGTTTCGGCTCCCAGTGTCAACTACGGACCATTCCCATCAGCTCCATCTTTATAAGTGGTTTATTTGCCCTTTGTGTCTTCGTAGGATTTATGGTGAAATATATGAAGAATAACACCTTTATGAATATCGAATATAAAATATAAAAAAATGTTTATAAAATGAGTACATTTTTTTTATAAATAATATATTTTATGGATAAATCTCTGATAATTAATAAGATAATCGAAGCTAAAAAGTTTAAATCAGATGCTGATTTTGCTCGATTTTTGGGTATATCTTCGCAAAGTTTATCAAAATGGAAGGCAAGAAACACCTATGATATAGAACTTTTGTATACAAAATGTCCCGATTTAAATCCTGATTGGTTATTCACAGGAGAAGGAAATATGTTTAAAGAAGAAACTGTACAAGAAGAAGTGTTGGCTAATGAAAATGAGTTAATAACGCTTTTACGAGAAAAAGTAAAAGATAAAGAAATGATAATAAAGGAAAAAACTAAAAATATTGAGTTATTAGAAGAACGACTAAAAGAATTAAAGGAGCAAGTTAAGCAGTTATCACGGCAAAAGGTTTCGGCTCCCAGTGTCAACTACGGACCATTCCCTTCAGCGCCATCTTTATAAGTGGTTTATTTGCCCTTTGTGTCTTCGTAGGGTTTATGGTGAAATATATGAAGAATAATAAATCTATAAAAATCGAATACAAATGCATTGATTAACTACTTGAAAAATAAAATAATATATTAAAAAATCGAATACGATTTCGAATATTAACGGGCTAAAAAATTGCTTTTTCTGTTTTTATTGTGGTTTGGTTTTCAGGGTTTTATTTTTTTTAAATATTGAGTATTCAAACTCATAACCCGAAGGTCACTGGTTCGAGTCCAGTTCCCGCTACTATATAAGCGTAATTAATTGAAAATCAGTTAATTACG